TCCATACGATTCAACACCATAAGAGAGGTAAATTTTTTGAAGAAGGCGATTTACGCCTGTATCACAAACGACTTGATTCCTACCATCATTGATGTAATCAGTTAACTCGGAAATTGTCCAATATTGAGCTGATCCATCATGAAGTAACCGCTGTGTCTCTGTGATGTAATTTTGCAGAGTTGGCATTCATAGGCCTAAGCTGGTTGAAGTCGTTTTAACATGTTGCCCTTTTTGTGTGCAGTCCCCGAAGATTTCGGCACGTCGTCAGCCGCGCCTTCATCTTCGGGTTCTGCTGGTGCAGAGGGGCTTGATCCCTGCTCGATCAGAGCGAATTCCTCATCATATTTTTCTACGATACTTTCAAAAGCGAAATTATCCAAAATCGCTATTGCGTCATCGACAGAAGATGATGAACGAAGCCACCCTTGTCTTACCAGATAGGGCTTCTTATCAGGATCGCCTATTCCAAAAACATGAGCAGCAACTTGATCGGGGCATCTTACTGTTTTCCCTTTCGGGAACAAATAATCTTGTCCGTCAAATCTGTCAATTAAATCAAAATCATTGTTATTGGTTACGCGCATCATGATAAGCCCTATCAATTAAAAGTTAAAAATATTAGATCGGAACGACGAAACTCTGATCTGTTACGCCACCAGAAGCACCGGAGGCGAATGTTGTTGCTGCTACGACCGTACCGGTTGATGCCACCGCAATAACCGCTAAGTTAGAGCTATCAATCTGACTTAAACCACCGTCAATAATAGTCTGAGTTGCGAATGTTGCCGAAGTGTTGTATGCACCCAATCCGTTTCGTGGAGTGAACAAACCGGTTGTGTAATCTGGGTTTGTTGTGATACTTGCTCCCGCTGTTTTCTGACCGACATAGCTCAACTGAGACCCGTTTGCACCACCAGATGCCGCAGTGACAGTGGTTGCAGTTGTCACGGCAAAGCACATGATTGCGGTTGCAGCAGGTGAACCTGCCAGACCAGCGATTGTGATAGTTGGAACCGCAGTATAAGCAGAACCCCAGTTTGCCATAGTCAAGGCAACCAGCTTACCTGTATTGGTTGTGGTATCCAGAACGGTTGTGGCAGTTGCGCCAGTTCCATTATCGCCAGCAACAGCAGTCAAAGTAATTGTTGGAGCAGAAGCATAACCAGCACCCTGATTGGTAATGGTGATGCTTGAAACAGCACCAGAAGTCAGAGTGGCATAGCCGGTTGCAACAAGGCCACCAGCAGGGGGATTGCTAAATGTAACCAATGGTGGCAGAACATAGTTCTGACCGCCTGTTACGATGGTTGGCGCCGTAGTGGTAACAACACCGCCAACAATCGCATTGAATGTTGCTGTACCGGTTGTGGTTGCAACTACGCCCGGAGTGCTTGACGATCCAGCCGCCCAGAAACCGTTTTTCGCAGTATTGGCTGTACCACCGTTGGTAACAACAGCACCAACTACGCAACCGGTTGGATTCATCAGGCGATAGTTATAGCCATCGCTCATCAAAACGTAAGGTGTTTGCTGCGCTGTACCCTGCATGTTTTTCCATGTCATAGATACAGGATCGTACCATTGCAAGAATGTGTACTTGCCCGGCATAACCATGTACTGACCGTTTGGCAGGACAGCATATTGACCACCCTGCAACGTGACAGAGGTAGAAGGGTTGGCAAGGCTTTTTAAGCCGTAACCGATTGTGTTAATTCCCATTTTATTCTCCTATTACAGTACGATTGAGTTGTAGCCAGATACGCGACCCATTGCTTTCGGCTTGGTCACAACCAATTCACCGATGGTCAGCAATGCACCAACATAACCCAACTGCCAGTTAGACAGAGTTGATTCAAATCCAGTGAAGGCAAACGATGCTTGTTCGTGGATATACAAACTCATGTAATTAGAATTTGGCAGATACAACAAGCCTTCAGGGCAGTATGGATCAGGATAGATCGGAACACCGGCCACCATCAAAGCAGTGAATGCCGAACGTGGGCCGTTTGCATCTGAACCGTCAAACGAATGACCGGAAGCAATGTTGAACTGCTCTTGACCAACAAAATCTTGTGCCAGCAATGCCCATGTTCCCATTCCCATTACACCGAATGTTGGCTTTTCTGCTGAATTCTTTACCACGCCGATGATGTATTGCAATACGTTTTGGCGGGTTGGATTGACTGATCCGGCAGTGTAAACTTTTGACTTCCACCATGTATTTGTCACACGGTTGATATTTCCGTATGTTGCTAAATTGGTTGAGTCATCGATCGCACCCGGAAGACCGATAAACGCTTGCAAGTTGGTTGTGTTCTGATACAGCGCCGTTGCCATCATGTCACACATGACGTTAGTGGCATCATTCATCCGAGCTTCAATCAGAGGAATAACAGCATAATCCAACTGAACAGCAGCTTCCATACCCAAGAAAGGAACCGGAACAATCATGGCTTTCAGATTGAACTCAGAAAGGTAAGAACCTTGCAGAGTAGAAGGCTGATTGAACGAACCTGAATAATCAGTCCATTGCCCTTGAACGTATGAAGCGCCTTGAACTGGAACCGATACCGCGCTCACACCGCCTGAAGCGTGTTGAGCATTGGACAGCAAAGCTGCCAGTAATGGTGTCGAGTTGTAGAGTTGAACGACCAGCTTAGGCACGAATGCTCTGCGGGTCACTGCCGTTAATTCATTTGCAACATTTCCGCTAGGGACTATGCCTGTACCGATCATTTCGATCTCCTTTTAAAAATTAAATTTTGATTTGGCCCTTGCGCATTTCATCCAGCGTATTCTTTGCTGTTGCTCGCGCCCAATCATTAATATTCCCGTTGAACTGTTTCAAATCCATCTGTGGATTAACTGATTCCTTCAGATTTCTTTGAACAGTCACATCGGTAGTTGGTTCTGCCGACTTCTGTTGTAAAGCGTAAAATTCTGCCGCTGTTTCGTGATCAGGGATATGCTTTTCAACCATGATCTTTTCAATCGCTTCAATGTCTTTGCGTGATGCTTTGCCGCCAGAAACAAGCGCACGTCTCTTGGCTTCGATGCTGCGCTCAAGACGATCTTCCTGAATCTGTTTTTCCAAATCTTCAATCCGCTTTTGACCTCGATCAATCACGGCCTTGAACTGAAATGGAATATCAATTTCAGGAATATTTGCTTCTGGATTTGCAGCTTTTGATAACTGCAAAAATCCCTGGCGTGTTTTTGGATTTGACGATAGCTGCATGGCTAATTCTGCCAATGATGCAATTTCCTCAACAGACTTACCTTCGAGTGACATAATATTTCTCCCCTGACGTGGTTAAAATTGGACTTACTTTGTATCGCCCGGCTTTTTCAAGCTGAAGTGATCTTCAAAAACGGAACCCGCCTTCAATCCACCGATTTGAGAAAAGCGTGGTGGATTAACGATGCGGCCATTTTCTTTCGCATTGCTTGTTGGCTTGCGAATCGGCGCATTGCGTGGCTTAAATAAAGTGTTATCTGCTGGCATTATGTTTCTCCTTTATTGCATCGGTGGTTGTGGTGTTGGCGCAGGTGTCATTGGTGGTTTTGGAGGTGAAGCACCGCCACCGCCGCCTTGCAACGCCTTCATTTCAGGCGACATACCGCCCATTTGCGGTAAATTATGCATCAATTGCATCAATTCTGATGGAACCAAGTCTTTAGATTTGCGGGTTGATTCACCGAATTTTTCGCTCAAAGTGCTTAAAACCTTCAAAATAACCCTGCCTTCTTCCGTTTCTGATCCGATTGCAGGTAAAGTTTGTTCCAGCAAATCTTGTGCGAGACTGACATTGATCATTGCGTTCTGTTTGTCGCCTTTTTTCGGTTCCGGCGTACTCATTGGTGCTGAAACAGGCGAATTACTTGTTGGACCTGTAGATGCCTGTGGAGAACCTGTAGCACCAGCCGCCATCGGCTTCGGCCCGTTGGTTCCACCATTCACAACATTCATCAGGTCTTTAGGGATCATGGTAAAACATCTGCCCAGATATAAACGTCAACAGTAGCCGCTGCGCCTTGAGCGGTTCCGACCCTGAAATACATTAAATTTGCTTGAGTGTTTTGATTCAGAACAATTGCCTGAGTTGCCAGAGTCATGTCAAAGTTGACGGTTGCTGAAGTCAAAGATGACAGAGCGGAAGAAGTGACGATTGTTGTTCCAGTACCGCCAGCAGCAGTAAAAACACCAGCAGTTGCAGTAGTCAGGGAGGTTGAAGCGTTGTTCAGACTTACGCCACGGATAATGAAATTCGCACCGGGCAGTAGCATTAATGGAATGATGATATCGGTATTGGTCTGATTGACGTTGACACCGATTGCTTGGGAAACCACGCGGCGAATACCATGTGCCTGAGAATCAGAGTGGAACAAGGTTGATCTTGAATTCCCTACTCCATCACCACCGTATTGAATTGGCTGCATGTCAGATTACTCCAAGTTAATTTTCTGCATCATATTACTAAAAAATCTTTTGTGCAAATAATTTATAACATTCGCATCTATTGACTGCTCTGACAAACATTCAACAGACTTGGTGCGTTCGGCTGGAATCGAACCAGCGGCCTATACCTTAGAAGGGTATTGCTCTAATCCGACTGAGCTACGAACGCAAATTTGTGTAGCTTTTTCTTTGTTTCTAAGTACGCCGATCCTGCTGCTTCTGCCGTTTTAAACTCTCCGATATAAAGACGCTTTCCATTTGTCATTATTTCGGCCCTATATATTTTTTTCAATTTTATATAAGAAACGCCTAAAAATCCAGATTTACCGTCTTTATGTGGCCTTGACATATTTTGTGAGTTTTGTGCGGGAGTTAGTATCCTTAGATTTTTAATTTTATTATCGAAACCTATTGTATTTTCATGATCCAAAGGAGCGTTTGGAAATTCACCATGCACATAAAGCCAAGCAAGCTGATGTGCTTTATATTCTTTTTTATTTAATTTTATGATGATATACCCGCCACGAAGCCATCCAACCGGACTACCTTTTGGATAAATTCCTGCCCTACCATGTGTTTTTTCTTTTCGGATGAATACACCTGTTGTTTCGGTGTACCAGAAATGTTTTTTTAGTTCTGCTTGTGTAAGCGGGTCCATTTTGATCCCCTATCTGACGCTAGGGTTTCATTGTATCAGAAAAAGACGATTAACGTCTTATCTCCGAGATTTACGATGTTTGCGAGCCATGATAAACTCCTTTTAGGCGGTTAAAAATCCCTTTACGGGGCCAGTTTTCGTAAGAATTACTTACGTTTACCGCGTTTATGCTTGCGAGCCATAACAACCTCCATTTAAAGGGGCCAAGTTAACCGGAACTCAGCCATACCGTACTACTTAACTTGTTGTTGCGGAGACACACCTTTTTTCTGTTGGTGCATTTCCATTTCCATTTTCTGATGTGCAGCCGCTGCTTCAGCTTCTTTCTTCTCGATTGCTTTTAATTCTACCAGAATATTTTCCTTACCCGGTGGATCAAGCATTTCTACCAATCTTGCCCGGTCAATTGCTTTTGCCTTGAATAGTTCCTCAGCCATTGACTTGTGATCTTCCACGAACAACGGGCTATTGCTGTGACCGTCCACCTTTACAACGTAATCTGTTGTGAACTGTTTTGCCGAGAATTTCAGACCGTTGCTATCAACATATTGCTTGTCATCATATACCTGAAGAAATTTTAAGTAAAGTGTCGCCATTTTCTCAAGCGAGTCCTCAACCGTCAGTGACCGTTTCTTGATACGTGCCGATCCTAACCTTGCCAACTCTGAAGTCTGCTTACCAGATCGAACTCCGGACTCGCCCTTACCCATCAACAGATTTTGCAATCCGGACTGCTCTGAGAACATGTCATCAATCATGCCAATTTCACGGAACAGATCAGGCGGCATGGCAGGAGGGAATTCCTGAGCCTTACCCATTGGATCGTTCGAGTTCAGGAACCCACCTGGCTCATTCAATGCCCAGAGTTTTTCATCTGGAATTCCCATGCCTGAGTAAGATTTCGGTGGATCAACCTGCTTCGCCAGCAGACGACGCATTTGAGCAATTCGTTCGTTGCGCCATCTTTGCAGTCCTGTCATGCGATCAACTTCAGACGATCCCCAGAAGTAGTTGTACAGTGGCGACGAGCAAACCTGAACGAAAGGAACTTCATTATCAATGAAAATGTTCTTTCGGTCATAAATCGTTACACGATTAGAAGCTCTGGTAACTACGCGGTAATCATTCAATTTTTCGTCAAAAACCCATAACTCCTGCATTTCAACCAATTCAGCATCAACCGTTGGAATGAACCGGTTTCGATCTGTCAAATCAATATTCACGTTGCCTGAAATATTCGGCATGGTGTTGAGAACCATGATTCTTTCCATGCCTGAATACGGACTGGCAAGTTCTGTTTTCTCACCGGTCAGACTTGAGAGAATATCTGCCTTGTGAGGGTGATTTTCAACATCAATTTCAAGTTGCGACTTGGTTGTGTAGTAGGTATGCACCATCGCTTCTTGCCGGTCAATGAACGGCACATCTTCGCGCAGCACACCGAAGCATTGCGGTTCAACCAAGAACGGATGCAACTCACCATTCTTTGCTACCAGCTTGACAATCATGGTGTTGTACACCAGTGACCAAGTTACCGCCTGTCCGAAAATAATATCAGCGTTCGATGACAGCCATGCGTCATGTACTGACTTGGAAAGAACATTGATCCTAGGAAGTTCAATCGACGGAACATCTGCACCGATATGAATGGCGAACTTTGTTGTGTCAGCACTGAACAGGAACGAAGTCAGCAGATCAATTTGCGGAAATATCTTGTTGTAGGGAGATTCATTGTCATCCTCCGCGCCGCCGAACAAGTAATAATTCCGAAGCGAAGCGTAATGGCGTGAGCGTTCATCTTTTGAAGCCATGCATTTAAGAACCAAGTCCGTATAGAACTGGTCCCTTTCTATGTCATCATCAGGAATTCTCATATTTTAATCTCTGTTTTGTCTTGTCCAACAATCGTATCAGGAATAATATTTCGGCTTAATGGTATAGCAAATTCACCACCGACAACAGAAACATTGCCAGTTTTATCTTTTGACAAAGCTGATCCGGGTTCTGCGCCAAAGCCCTGAATTGTTTGAACTGCTCCACCCCCACCAGTTCCACCAACAACTTTACCGCCGTTGGTAAAATCTTGAATACCGCCCTTCTGAACCTGTGCCCACCCGGTATCACCAAACTTCTTCTTAATGTATTCCTGATAGGCTTTTTCTCTTTCACCGGTCTTTGGATCAGGCCGTTTCACTGGTTGACCGTCCTTATTATTCATGTCGGTCAAATTGAATTCTTTGGCTAATCCTCGAATGGTTTTATCCAGATTCTTTGTTTTTGAAGTAACAAAACTAGTTGCTTGCAAGTGAACAACCTGAATCATTCCGGCACCTTTGCAGCCTTTTGGGCAAACCGGTTCCCAAGCCTCAAAATATCCGTGGGCGTTGCAGGAGTAATCTTTCATGACAGACATATTATTTCCATTTTGGTAATTTAATTGTTGGTTTTACGCGAAAAACATCACTGAAATCAGGCATTAATTTAGGTTTATCTAACTGACGTCCTGTCATCATCTTCGGCCCATCCAGTCCAAGTGCCACTTTTCTAACAATCGGCATCGGCTTTGTTGGCTCTTTGTGATAAATAATCACCCCGTCAACCTTTTCGATCATGCCACACTGCACCCTGATCATGAACGTGGACAACCTCCGGTGCAGTTTTGGCCCAAGCTTTCTGTTTTTCTTGTCCACTGTGTTGTTGATGATGTGTCGCAAATGAGTGCGCTCAACTCTGCATTCTTTGTGAATATCAAATGCACTGATTTTATTAGGTGATAGTTTCAGTTTTGTTCCCACAAACTCAGCTAGCATCCGGCGCAAATCTTCAGCCGGTATCAACTGAAACTGATTATCGTATTCTGAACTCATGTTACGACTATTCCTCTTTCCTTGAGATATTTAGAAACATTGTTCACCGGATTTTCAGAGTTGGCATCATCTGAACGCCTGCTGCTTGCTCTGGTAATTCCAACTGGAACCAACCGCATGCGAATGTAATCAATCCACGCAATATGTGCAAGTGCTGCGGCAATAACTCTGTCATCTTTCCCACGACCCGGAGCACCAAGAGAACCATCCTGACGAATCACATTGCACATTTCATCAATCAATGCAGTGCTTGAAATAACACTTGTACCTCGTTCGAAACAATCCTTGTAGAAATTCATCATGCGCTCTTTGGTATCGTATGTTGTTTTCCAGTGAATCGCACTTGGCAAACCAAAAGAATCAATTCGCTTGTACAAATAATTCTGAATATTACCAACAACGTCCATCAAACCTTTTCCGGCACCATTACTCATTTGAGAAGCTGTTCTCTTCAGGTTTTCCATTTCCATATAAACCGCTTGACCCGGCCCATTAATCTCAAGATTGAGCATTGTGTTTTTGTAGGCACCAGCCAGATAACAAATAACCCAAGCAAACTGATAAGGACTGCACTCAGAAGTATTGAATTCAGCCACTTGATCCATTCCGTCTGCGTAGCACCGCCAAACAGAAACACAAAAACGGTCAGCCCATTCGCTAGAACCATAAGCAGGATCAGCACCAATAACATAATGACCTCCCGTAGCAGGAAATTGCCATATCTTAAGGTTAGACATTCGCTCTGAGCATTCGTCAAGCTCCGTCATTTCAAACGAATCACGCAAGGCAAATCTGAAATTGTGATATTCAAATTTCTTAGCCCGTTTCATATCGTCACTCATGCGAGCAGAGTTAAAGAAGTTTGAACCAGACGCGATAAAAGCATATTCCTCAGTTGGTGGAAATTCCTGATACATCATCTGTTCGTCTTTGATAACCTCGGTCATCTTCCAACGCCACCAGGCTATTTGTTCATCATCAATATCGAAGTTGTAAATTGATTTTATCTCACGAACCCACTTGCGTTCAGCGGGTGTCATCCTCCCATCATGATATACATCATAAAGAGCAGTTCCTTTTTTTACCTTATAAAACTCATTGCGCCACCATCCAATAAAAATGGCTTTTCGAGTGTAGGCGGCTTTTGCATCATCCCACGTATCCTTGAAGTGGTTGTATCCGTTTGCAGTGGTTTCCCAAATAAACAAACGGTTAGGATGGCTCTCAGCCAACGATGCTTCCAATGACGCGATACCATCAGCATCCCCCCAAAAAGCTACCTCAGTAGCGTGAAGAAAAGTCAGTCCCTTGCTTCGTCCTAACCCGTTTTTAGTTTTACGTGTGCCAGCAACCTGATATGCAAACCGAGATCGATTACCCAAAATCAATTGCGTCCGATTGTGCGCCTTGATCGGCTGTTTGTATTTTATCGGCAGACCGGCCATGTACATTTCAAGCGTTTCCTTGACCATATCTCTTGTCGGCTCATCTTGAGTTACCAGAGAACCAGACATACCGGTGTACCTAAAGCACCAGTAAAGATCAAGAGCCAAACATATTGTGGTACACATCACCTGACGACCCTTGAGAATCACAAAAGTATGAATGCCACGATTCAAACCTTCAGCGATTTCTTCCAGCATGTATCGTTGAGTACCGGTAATGTTGTCCTGAGTGAGAATGATTTCCCCGCGTTCCTTGGTGTCAATTCTTAACGTCGCGCAAAAATCCCAGAACTTATCAATGTCGAATATTTTCGGGTGTACTTCAGGTATCATTTGGCAATCCATTGTGAAATCAATTCGTTCAACACTTCTTTGGCCTCAAGATCACCACGATCATACCGATCCATCAGCATGACCAGAAAAAAACCTTGTGATTGATTGTCGGTCAGAGTTGACCAGTGTTGTAACCACGAATCCTTACGACTGTGGTTTCTTTCGTGTTGGAGTGCTTCAAGCATTTTCACTCTCCTTTTGAATCTTCAGTTTTACAAAATCATCAGGCAGCGTTGAATCAAACCCTGACAGATTAAATTCAACACCGCCCTTACCACCAACATGCCGCAGAAGCCCCTTCTTCACCAGCCTTTTTACAATCCGGTAAATAGTCACCCGGTGCAAGCCCATTTCAACCGCGCACTTACCTACCCAACCGCTACTGACAACATGCCCCATGCCACCAACATCAATCAAAAACCATAGAAGCCGGTATTCATTCGAACTTACATCTGTCCGCTTCCAAAGTGGTTCTGTCATTTTTTAGACATTTTTGATTTCATTGGCATTCCCATTGTTCCACCAACATTTTCGTTACCTGAATTCTTAGTCTTTGAAGAACCAATTACTGACTTGTCCTTCTCAACCTTCTTTTCAGCCTTGGACGAAGCACTCGCTTTGATGCCGCTTTTCTTCAACGGCATAATCTCTTTTTTACTAGACACGATCACCTCCTTTGTTGTACCACGTTGAACTACTTACAAAACACTGATCAACTTAGCCAGCAAATCACGACTGCCAGTTGACAAAGCAGAAGCAACACCAGAAATTTCTCGAAAAAATGTTACCTTGTCAGAATGCTCATGAAAACCGTCAAATGCCGCAATGCCCTGAGCAACAGCAGAATCAAGTTTATCCGTCACCGCCGCTTCAACTGAAACAGTAGGAGCCTCACTCGCCGCCGTATCCGATGACGCCTTAGCCAACTCAGCAGCCTGGGCACTCGCAGCCTGATCAGCAGCCAGTTCAGCATTCGCTTCATCCAAAGAAATCCTGTCTGCATCCAGATTCGCCGCCTCCTGTGTAATCTTAGCCTCCAGTTCATTCACCTTCGCCTGATCAGCAGCTTCATTGGCCTGATATTGTTGCTCAGCAGTCAAAGAAACCGGTTCCGAAGTACCCGTAGATTCAGCAACAACACCCGCACTTTGTTCAGCGTCCATATTCATTTCTCCGTAAATTGTTTGTAAAGAACTGCGACAAGAATATTATCACGTTGCATCATACGCGCAACATATTTATTTCAGTTCAGTTGCATTGTCCTCACAACCCTGAATTCATTTCCGTACTGATCCACCAATCCCTCAAACCTCTTCTTCATCAGCACAGCATCCCCCTCCTTTATAAATATTATCTCCTCACCATCGTGCCAACCATCGTTCCACAACGCCGCGTTCATCCAGCAGTCCAAGTAAGGCTCCCACCTCTCAACCATGTAACCAATCTTCCTTTTCTTCATATTCAGCCCTTTCAAGCACCATTTTGTTTATCAAACACCCATCAAAAATCATTTTTTTATATTTTATACCCCAAAAACATTCAAATTATTCTCAAATATACGATTTTTTTTTGGCGGGGGGGAATGTGGCGGCACCCTTCAAACTCAGTCTCAAGTCCAAATTAATAGTCCAAGTACCTAGAGCCACTGCAAAATCAGTAGCAATCTCAGAGCAACGTCTTAATAACTAAAACATCTGACAACCAATAACTTAAGATCAAAATACATAAAAACACCTGATGATGAATACCCAAACCTCAAAAACAACCCCGAGACACAACAGACCTAAGCACAATCAACAACCCCTAACTATTCATTAAACTCATTGAAGGGGCAGTTTGTTACATATTCGCCTCATACGACCCTCATAAATATTTCCAGAAAGAACTAAAACTGACAAAAATTGTCACATACTGACAAAAAGTGTCACTTTAGATATTAATTAACTATCAGATCGTGTCTTTATGAATGGGAATATGAGATGTGCTTTGATGCTGGGCTTCATAGGAAAGATACGGCATCAACCGCATTTGACTTTCTATCAGTGGCGGTTACGCCTTCAACTGCCTGTCCTACCGTAAAACCTTCTGAGGTATCGCCGGCTGCCGAATAAAACGAAAGATCAACCCTTCGGGACTGCTTAAGAGTTAAACATGGTTTTTAACGGGAATTTCCCACAATTTAAAGGTTTTATTCCAGATGCAACCGATATTTGTAAGAGAATGGCGATCTTCACGACAGGAAACTGGGACGCCTAAACGAAGCCAATCCTTAATAATTGCGTGAATGGGTTGCTTTTTGATAGCTGCGCGAATGGCAGCACAGAAGGATTTGAAGCGATTAACAGCTTGATTTGATTGACCAAATAGGGTTTCTAGTCTGGCTTTAATATATGCGCCGTAAGCCCTGCGAAGATAAACGGGATTTTGAAGTGGGAACGCCTGGCGAAAGTAGGCAGCGAATGAAAACTTCTGATCCTGGCTGTCAAGATTACGAACGAAATCAGGAAGCGTCAATTCTATAGCCTGGTTGATTCTGTCCCTGGCATTAGCTGCGCGATGCTTTGCACCTCTGATTAGCTGCTGTTTGGTGTACTTTTGAATGTATACCTTTGCTGTATACACCTTAGCAAAAGTATCCATTGCCGGGCCGGTATTTCCTGCTGTTTTCGATGCGTTAGACATAAAAAAACCTCGGTGCTTTAGGGTGGCTGCGCTGGCTGCACATAATTATTTACGCTGCTAACCTGGTTAAGGACGTAAAGAATTACTTGAAGCCACCCTAAAGAATCGAGGTGCTCACCAGTTTAGCAACGCCGGGAGCCACCCGGAAAACGATTAAAGAATAATTCACCCTGGATGCAGCTGTCAAGCCTTAATTCCAAATAACTGTGCTTTTCCTGCAAATAATAACTTTTCAGTCTGATTTATCTACTAAATAATAGAATAATTAGTTGACTTCGTTATTGAATGGCGTAAAATGGACACATCAACAAAACAACCAAGGGGAAATAAAAATGTATCAATCCTTCGAAAAATGCTTTGGTCTGACTTCCTACGCTGAACGGTTGGAAGCAATCCGGTTTTTTGCAGTCAATGCAACATCAACACTCACTTTAATCTAAGGGGCAAATCATGCAAGCGATCATCACAAAGTACATGCCAGCAACAAACACAAAGGCCGCCTACTTTAAGGCTACAACTGGCGAAGGCTCAAATTCAATCAAATCTTCCTATGATTACGAGTTAACCGAAGAAGAAAACCATTTACATGCAGCCGTTATTCTTGCTGAAAAGCTGCAATGGAAATATAAAACGATGCACCAAGGTTCCACAAAGACCGGTTACGTTTTCGTATTGGAGATTTAAATGACCATCCTACCAAGCACCGAGGCACTTGTTGCCAAGCAGCGCAAACAAATGGGAACTTACGCCCACAATCGCTATCTTCGAAATATTGGCCTGTCATTCGAAGAAGCCTATTTTTTAATCTTTAGGAGAGAACCGAAATGTTAATAGAAATCAAACACCGTTTTAATGGCTCTGTTTTGTTCTCGCACGATTGCCAAGAAAACAGTTTGCGTATAACTCTGGAAATGGCCGTTAAAGCACGCGCAAATCTGGCAGACGCATATCTGGCAGGCGCAAATCTGGCAGACGCATATCTGGCAGACGCATATCTGGCAGGCGCAAATCTGGCAGACGCATATCTGGCAGGCGCAAATCTGGCAGACGCATATCTGGCAGGCGCAAATCTGGCAGGCGCAAATCTGGCAGACGCATATCTGGCAGGCGCAAATCTGGCAGACGCATATCTGGCAGGCGCAAATCTGGCAGACGCATATCTGGCAGGCGCAAATCTGGCAGATGAAACCATAACGATTCAGCCTATTAAAATATCTGGCTTAACATGGCCTGTTTTAATTACGGATGGCTATTTACGTATTGGTTGCCAACGACATACACATGAACAATGGCAAAATTTCACAGATGACGAAATCCGCGCAATGGAGACTGGCGCTCGTCTTTTCTGGAAATCATGGAAAGAACCATTGATGATTATGTGCAAAAACCACGCTGAAAAGGTGAAAAAATGAAAGAGTTAGACACACTGTCAAAAATATACTACGCAGTTTTTTTGTACTGCATTCTGTGCGTGGCCTTTCTTTTGTCTTACGGAATTTACAGGACATTGGTTCCACGAGCTAAAGAGCCAGTAAAGTGCGAAGTAGTGCCGTCCGCGACAAAGCAACCAGAACCCGTTAAGCCGAACGAACTTTTCAGGAGATTGAAATAATGAAAACCATTAAAGAGCTTTACGAGCATTTGAAGGACTTCAGGCATAACAAGGCAATGTTTCCCAGTTATGGCGACCTGGCCGAGCTGGTGTCTGATTATGAAGCACAGAACCCAGAAGTGACCGAAGAAACCGAGGACGAGCCAGAAGAATCGGAAGAAGGCGAAATCTGCCACCACTGCAACGGCTCAGGCGAAGGCATGACAGACGGGTCGTGCTGTTGGTATTGCAAGGGTTCAGGCGATGAACCAGGCGAATCGAATGATGATGATTTTGACGTACCTGATGAACCAGACTTTCCAGAAAACTATCAAGGAGACTTTTAAAATGAAATCCTACCTACACAGAACCATAATAATAAATTTGTACGGGTATCTTGAGATTGCCCAGTGGTCAGACAAAAACGGACAGCAACACTGTCAAGTTGTCCTGTCTGTTGACTATGATAACGTTGTTTGGTGCTGATATGCGACTAAAGCACAAAATACAATATAGATTGATTGTGTGGCGCTGCGATCAAATCAACCGGAGAGTGAGAGCCAGCAAGGCGCACATTAAATTTAAACTGACAAAAAGGAAGATGCAAATTGAAATATGGGCTTACTCAATTGGAATAGTTCTATGCCTTTTCGTTATATTAAACGTGTTTTGCATGAATTTAAAGTAGTTTAATTTATTGATTAATTATGTGACTATCGGTCACCAACAGACAAAAGAGGCTTAAAAATGAAACACAAATTCAAAATGATTGCGCATGTTTCAATATCTGGCTATTCAAAAGGTCAGATTGAAATGTATCAAACGGATTATTCTGCCGATCCTTCTATGCAAAGCGTAGCAATTTCTACTCATGAATTCGAAATTGACATTCCAGAGTTCGACGTTGTTGAAAAAGAAGTTGTTTTTTTAAAAGAACAACGGGAAATTGCTTATCAAGAGTTTTTGAAAAAAGCAGAAATAATTGATAACCGGATGCAGTCTTTACTTTGCATCGAAAACAACCCAACAACAAGCGAGGTTTAATTATGGCGCTCTCAGCTCAAGATTTGGCGATCAGGTCAACTGCCATTTGGTCAACCGAAAGTGCTGGATGCCTTGGCCTGTCAAAATACCAAACACCGGTAAGTATCTGGATGGAAAAGGTCGGCAACCAAGAGATACTTTCACAGGATGACGAGGAAGGCGAAGAATCGGACGATAGCGACGAAATCACATCCACCGAAGCGCAAAGCATGGGATTGATCATGCAACCCGTTATAGCCCGTTTATACGAGAACCGGAATAATTTACGGTTGCAGGACTTGGACGGCGTGACCATGATCAGCGATCAATATCCGTGGATTGCTTCGCATTTTGACTATGCCGTAAGCAAAAAACATCTGGTTGAGTGCAAAAACTTTCACCACATGCGCCGAAAAGAGTTTGGCGAAGAAGGCAGCGACGACGTGCCAATGGACGTTTTAGTTCAGTGCTTACATGAAGGATTGGTTTATAAGGCTGAAGTGGTCGATGTAGCTGTATTGTTCGGCGGTCAGAATTTTGAGGTTTTTACTGTGCCGGTTACTCAGGACGCAATTGATTTGTTGGTTGATAAACTTTCTGGCTTCTGGAAATACGTCACCGAACGCGAAGCACCGCCACCACAGACGCAGGACGAAGTAAAACGACTGTTTGCCAAAGACAACGGAAAAGAGGTTATTGCATCGCCTGAAGTTGAACGGGCTTGCACATGGCTTAAAAACATCAAAGAAAACATGAAAGAACTCAAAGACAAGAAAGACAGTCTGGAAGTTGAAATTAAATCTTTGATTGCAGACGGTTCTACGCTGAAATCACAATCTGGTCAAATTCTGGCAACGTGGAAATCGTCAAAAGACAGCCTGAAGTTTGACAAAGCCCGTTTCATGGCAGAAAACCCAGAAACGGCAGCACGTTACACAAGCATGGCACCTGGTTCACGCCGGTTTTTACTGAAATGAGCGCGATCATGGACTTGAGCCGGTTTAAACACTTAACCAGAGTGCGTTATGTTCCATATCACGCATACGGCGACAAATACCACATTGATTGTGAAGATGGAAAAGTTAGTTATCACAATGAAAGTTTTGTATTTGTTAAATTCGATAAACGGGTTGTTCGTAACGGTTGGGATGGTGCAACCGCCGAAGCGTGTGATCCAGATACTTTAGTGATTTTATGAACCTATACGAAAAATTGGACGTTCCAAAAAATGCTGATGCTGGAACTATTAAAAAGGCATACAGAAAGAAAGCGCAGAAGTCCCACCCAGACAAAGCCGGTGGCAGTGAAAAAGAGTTTCAGGAGGTGAAGAAGGCTTATGAAGTGTTGATTGATCCGGCTAGGCGCGAACGGTACGATCAAGACGGCGACGAACGGCAACAGCCACCTTTGGAAAATCAAGCACTAACGCACTTTGCAACTTTGGTAATCACTATTTTATCAAACGCCAACAAATACACAAAAGTACTTGAAGAATGCAAAAAGCACATCAACAAAGAAAGAAACAGTAAAAAACAGGTCATTCAGCAGGTTCAAAGGGCAATTGATCAGAGAATGGAAGTTGCGGCCAGATTCAAGGTTAAAGAAGGCAAAGAAAACATGGTTGCTGATTTTCTGAGAGCCAATATCGAAGGCTTCAAAGGCCAGATTGCCGGTATTGAAAAAGAACTTGAAATGATTGATTTAGTAGAAACAATGCTGAACGATTACGAATATGAATCCGAAGAAATGTATCCAGAAAAAACCGATGCCGAGCGCAGACAGTTATCAGCAATGGATCAGGCAATGATGAATTTAGGTATCAAAAAAATGGGAGGTTTTTAACATGGACAACGAACCAAAATCAGTTCGATCAACTCTGATGTTTCCAGAATTGCTCACGCTGAAAGAAGGCGACATTGCAACCTATGATATGGAATTTATTACCAAGGTCAGGGCAGCAGTGATGTATATAAAAAGAGCGTATGGTATTCGGTTAGCAGTTCGGTCGAATAACATAACAAATGAAGTCAAAGTTTTTCTTAAAAAGGATAAATGATCATGGCAACCGTAGAAGAATTTAAAAGCGCAGCAGTGGCAAAGAAGGCTCCTGTAGGCTTTCCAGAAATGTTGAAGTCTTACCTACCAGAGATTCAACGGGCATTGCCTAAGCACCTTTCCGGCGATCGTATGGCACGAATTGTACTGACTGCTTTTAGAAGATCTCCAAAATTGGCTGAATGCGATCCAAGGTCTGTATTTGCTTGCGTGATTCAGGCTTCACAGTTGGGCTTAGAGCCTGACATGCTTGGACGCAGCTATCTTATACCTTACGGCAAAGAATGCACCTTTGTACCGGGTTGGAAAGGCTTGGTTGATCTTGTTAATCGGGCAGGTCAGGCAACCGTCTGGACTGGCGCAGTATTTGAAGGCGACAAGTTTGAATATCAGTTAGGTGATGCGCCTTTTGTCAAACATCAGCCAGGCGAAGAAGATGATCCAGACAAACTCACTCATGTTTATGCAATTGGCCGAGTTAAAGGCGCAGAGTTTCCAAACATTGAGGTTTGGTCAATCGGTAAGGTAATGAAGCACCTGAAGCGTTATAACAAAGTTGGAAACCGGCACTATGCGTTTTCCAATCTTGAAATGTATGCCCGCAAAGTCTGCTTGTTGCAGGTTCTCAAATATATGCCTTGTAGCGCCGACATGGTAGCCGCAATGTCTTTGAACGATGCAGCAGAAACCGGAGACCAGAATTTGAGCGTGAACGATGCCATTAACGGAACATGGGTTCCACCAGTCAACGATGACGCTCAGGACGTTGAATATAAAGAGCAGAACATCAAGGCAGAGCCAAAACCAGAAGCGAAAACTAAAGCCAGCGGATTGACCTTGCAGACGCTGAAAGAGCGATTTGCCAAGTGCAATGATTTGGCCTTGTTGAAGATTGACTTTGACCTGATTGCCTCACTTCCGGTTGAAGATCAGGAATCAGCTAATGAGGAATACATGATTGGCTTAGATCGGTTGTCACGATGAACATATTATCTTTGGATTTAGGCACTAAGACCGGCTACGCAATTCACCAGCGCGGCGGTCAAATGACGGCAGGTTCAGAATCGTTCGCTCCGAAACTGATGGATGGTGTTGCAGCAAGAGCGTTCAAGTTTAAGCGGTTCTTGCCGGCAGTGACACAAGGCATAGAAATTCAGGTCTGCTACTACGAAAGGGTTTTGCATCATTCAGCAGTACAGGCAGCGCACGTCTATGGTTTGCTGGAAGGCTTATTGCAGATGTGGGCTGATACCAATAACGTTCGGCTAGTTGCTGTGTCACCAAAGACCATTAAGAAGTTCTGGACTGGCACTGGAAATGCCAACAAAATTTTAATGATGAGCGAATGCGAGAAGCGTGGTTTCAGAGTTGGCAAAGACGACGATATGAGCGATGCCATAGCACTTTTACACTACGCAATTGAACAGGAGGGAATATGTCTACCGGACAAGCAAAAAAAGGAAACCTTGCAGAAGGTGGATGGTTAAATCATCAGCCAGCCGACCCGGAAATATTAAAGAAGCAGGTTAGAAAATTCAACAATATAGAAAGAACTTTTAAAAAACCAGTTTCGCTTAATTGGGGAAAGAAAAATGGGTCAAAGTGATGCAATACCAATTGAACTTCCTAAAACGTGGAGACTACCGAAAGCATGGGCAGAAGCAGCACTAGAATCAAGAAAAGAATGGACGCTGGATCACGTTAAGGCTTGTGCAAAGATTTTCCACAGTTGGAACACATCGAAGCACAACACCAGAAACAGTTTGGAAGAATGGAAACAGGCTTGGTTAGCATGGGTTATCCGGCAGAGAACAGAGCTTCTTAATGTGAAAGTTAAAAAAGAAGATCAGTGGTGGAATTCAGCATCAGGCATAGAATCAAAAGGCAAAGAATTTGGTTTAATCTATGACCAAAAAACGTGTTTTGTTTATTTCAAAGAGAAAGTTTTTGAGGTTGCAAAACATAAACCGCAGCGCAAATAAGAAAGGGCTTAAATTATGTTCACATTAGATAAAAAGACGTGCAAGCTGTTGAGCGTGAATGCACGGGCAGAGAAGCACGGAAAAGAAAGAGTTCCGGCATATGATCTGAAACTGGCTATCGATCTTCCAAACACCGTTCTTGATCACTTTCATGCAAAGTTGAACGGTTTCTTTTTCAAACTTTCAGATCAAATGGATATTGAAGGCGAAGACAGAGAAATTGAACTCGTTTTTCCTCAATTGGAATCTCCATTCAATTTTAACGCAGAGTTCATATCGCCAGAAGTTATTATTGAATATGGAATTGATTCAATCTCCGCAATTAATATGGGTGAATGTATCGTCAACAAATTCAAATTCTATCCAAAAGAAGGCGGCACTGTTGGAGTTGGTTTCCGTGTGATAGCGCATCCATCAGAAGATGATGTTGGAAAGATTTGCAGTTTCATTCAACGTGAATTAGAACTCACAATTAAATAATGAAAGTGAAGGCCAACCATTCTGTCAATTCTCAGCTAGGCATTGGCAACCTAGTTCGGATGTTGAATTTCAAAATGTGAATGAGAAAAACCCTGCCTTATGGGAATGGGAATTGACAGAATGGTTGGCCTTTAGTGGAGAATGAAAATGAGCATGCCTAAGCAAGTATATATATTTAATAATAAATTCCATGATCTTCAATGTCGTGGTGATGGTGAAGAGCCGAAGTGTACAGACACTGTTTATTATCTTTCTGCTTCTGAATCCAAATCATCACTTACACAAGATGAAATGCAAAAGGTGTTGGATGCGCTTGAAAGCAGTATTACATTAGTAAAAGCATATGCTGAGTTTAAAACAGAAGTGGAAAAAAGTATTGAATCAGCAATCGCAATTTTAAAGGAGCCGAAATGAAAACAGAAACTTGCACATGGACTCGCAGACCAGACGATGAGAAAGTCTATGCAGGGCAGTATGAGTCTACCTGCGGAATGATAGAGCGTCTAGCTGACGTCAACTGGTGTTACTGCCCATACTGCGGCGATCATTTAATAGTTAAAGACGAGGAGCCGAAATGACCGACACTAAAAATGAGCCAGCATGGCCTGAAAAGGTTTATGGGCTGAATGACGATCTAAATCAAAAATTTAGATCGATGCGAGATATATCACTTAATTTCAGCACCCAAGATAATTCAGGAAAGGCTACTGAATATACCCGCGCAGACTTAGCCCAGCCCCAATTCACACCTGAGCAGTTGCAGAGTGTGCTGGACACGATTATGAAATGCCAAGATATGGCACGCTATGAACGTGACTATAGTTTGCAAGATGAACTCACAATAGCAATCGCATTACTTAAGGGGATGAAATGAACATTGGAGACAGAGTTACGACAGGTGTTTATGTCTGCGGAGAATACCAGCCAATGTGCGAAGGTATCATAACTCGCAGGATTGATTCACAACTAGTCGAAGTCGATGTTATGTCGCTACATGGCGGAAGACCTTGGCTTCGTGTTGAACAGGAATCACACTTACGTCTTGCCGCTGCCGCAATCGCTGAACAGGGAGAGAAAGAATGAACTGGGAAAAGAAAAACGTATGGCGTAAGTCAGGAAAAGATTTTATGGTTGAAGTTTTTCATGCAACTGTAAATATTCCTGAAAATCGATATTTTGACGGTAAAAATAGATGGTGTGTCTATGCATACATATACCCAAAGCACAGATTATTTTCGACTTTCCATGGTGATGATCACTGGCAGGATGCAACACAAAATTTGCCGCTTCATTGTGGCTGTACATATCTTGACTATATGATGCGAAAAGGCGAAATTTCATGCATTAAAGTAGGAGCAGATTATAGCCATTTGTATGATGACAAATTCGCTCATTATGATAGCGAAGATGCCGCCAGCACGGTATTCAGTGACGCGGAGGAACTTTTTGATTATTTGTCGAAGGTTGAACTTCCACCACTACCAGAGGAGCAGTAACATGAATGAAGCAATTAACTACTGGCTATTTTGCATTGGATTGTTCATCGGGTGCTTTTTCTTTCAATTGATTGGGATATGGCAGTACAGGAAAATTTTACTGATGTGCGCTGACGATGAGACATGCGAAAAGCTGCCAGATGGCCAGTTCTATTACATCGTACCAGAGTGGAAGTACAACGCTTTGCTGCGCGGCGGAGAGTCTTACGCGAATATGATTGAACAAGAACGGAAGGAGCCGAAATGAGCCAAGCCAATGTAGGACTGACACCAGAACAGATTAAAAAGAACCGTGAGATTCTGAACGATCACAGAGTTTTTATTGATATGGTGCAGCACAGAGAAATTACGCCTGAGATGGAACAAAAGATTGCTGACTTTTTAATTTCGCTTGATGCGGATGACAACGGAAGAAGTGAAATGAAATGCGAAAATTGCCAAGATACAGGGCTTATAGAAGATGTGTACAGCGGCCATGCGGTTATTCCTTGTAAATGCAAAACTGAGATAACAGAGGAAGATTTAAACTCATGCTGGAATCCCTCGTATCACACTACTTATCTCGCCCAAATACTTACAGGAACCTACTCTTTGCAATCTGCGCGGGAGGATATTCGCAGCTTAATTGGAAGTAAATATGATTCACGGAGTAAGCCATGACCACTAAAAACAAATTTGAGGAGCAGGGGAAATGAATATGCCGATAATACGATTGACTGTGCAAGGAATTGAACATTCTATTCAAACCGCTTTAAGTGAGCATTCTGTTCAGATGGATAAAGATATTCAGGCGGCAGTGAAAGAATTTTGTGAGCCGGGAAACATCACGAAAATAATAAGCAAAGAAGTAAATTTTCGTCTTAACGACGCTATTCAAAAACGGGTTGAAAGTTATTTCAAATATGGAGATGGAAGCCAATTAATTGATGACATCGTTAAACGCTCTTTACCTACTTTGGATAAATCATGACCACTAAAGAAGAAGTTCTGAAACTTGCGGAAGAATCGGGGTTCGATACTGATGACGGCTGCGCATACCTCCGGTACAACCACGATGCTTATGCAAACGTGACACAGCAAATCACCAAGCTAATCAATCTCGCCAAAGCACAGGGTGCAGCGGAGGAACGGGAAGCGTGTGCTTTGGCGGCATGGAATCACTATATGGATACTAGCCGTAAAATGAAACTACCTCCAGATGTTCATAATAATTGGTGTGCTGCGACAGCTATCCGTAACAGAGAAAGGAAATAGTGATGAGCGTAGAAGATAAACCATTCAATCAGTTTGAAAGTCCGTACACTCAATCAGCACCACGTCCTAACAAACACGCCGCGTTAATCTCGGCATGGATTAAGGACATGCGCAAGCCACTCCAATGCAATGATGGATATGGCTGGCAGGATTGTGAAGTGCCCGAGAATGAAGTACCAACGTTTAACGAAACGATGGACTGGCGGTTCAAACCAACAAAACCAGAATGCGTTAGTACGCTGACTTACGACGAGATCGTGGAGTTGGTTACTAAATCTCCTTACGAGGGGGATATCAACAAGGCGGTTCGCGTAGCCAACGCAGCTTGCAAGGCTGAACGGGAGCGGATAGCTGGGTTGCCTGCTGTGACGAGTTTGTCTGTACTAAGGCTAGATAGCTTGTTGTATCCACCCGGAATTAAGGGTGAATATGTGACAAATGTAGCGAACACCGCCATCGCTCAGTTTCAACGGGATTTACTGGAAGGTAAGATATGAATTCAGAACAATTATGGTGCGCAATAGTTATTGCTCACGCCCGAAACAATCCAACTTCATATAACTCATGGAATATAGTTGAAATGGCAGATAAATTAGTTTATGAACATCAAAAAAGAGTATCAAGCGGCTCCTTTGATTCTCTCAGCAACATGCAACCCACCCAGACCGAGCATTCCTAAAGTTAAGGTGGCGAGTGGGCCAATATCCATCGGCGGCAAACTCAACGGATGACCTATTCCAATAGCAACAGCATTAACAATTGGTTGTCCGACAAAATTCCAGAAATATCCGAATGTACAAACCCAACCAAGACCACCGCGCCAATGTTGAAGTGGATCGGATGATTGCGCTTCAGCTTGGTCAACATTCATTTGACCTTGAACCATTGCCAAAGCTGCTGCCATTTGCTGCTGTTCTTCTGCTGATTTATCAGGCCAAATTTTCGATACTACGGTTGATGCTAAATCAAGACCTGCTGTGATTGGATCGAGTGACATTTCAAGCCCCTTGTTGGTTGAATTCGGCCTGTTCCGCAAGCCTACGGTTTAACAAACCCTGAGACACTTGGCCGGCACAGTGATCCCATTTGGGAAACTCTAAAGCAGCACCAGCATAGTCACCGGCATTTATTTTTTTAAGTAAAGTGCTATTAGCAAAATTACCTGAGCCAAGATTAAAAACAAAGTCAACCAGAGCATTATATTCACCTTGAGTAATTTCAACTTTAACGTCATTTTTAACTGTTGCTTCTGCACTTGCAAGATTTGTTTTTAAGTCTGCAATGGCCTCATCCATTGTGATTGTTACTTCAGGGTTCACGTTCCAAGTATTTCCGAACCCGTTTGTAAATACGCCGGCACCGTCTTTGTACGGAGTAAGCCGGCACCCTTCTGAATTTTCAGTGAGCGTTAATCCGGTATATGAGTAATTATTAATCTGGTTCGCCATTATTTTTATCCCGCAAAGACCGTATGAATTCATCGTTCTTCAGTTGTTCAGCATTGCCCTTGATGTAGTGCAACCGAGCTAAGGCCAAGCAAGCAACAATACCGCAGACCATAGACAAATCGCCTAATAATTCATGTATATATGGAAGGTCAGAAAAAAACCGGTTAATGAAACCGGCTGTCGTTGTTGTCGTTGCAGCTACCACCGTTGTCACCGGATTGTCTGCCATTTCCTTGACCAGAACTTTTACGCTTTCTATCATTTAAGCACTCCAAAAGTAAGTATCTAGCCCAAGCGATGACTACGATGAACCAACCGATTAGAACGAGTATTTTTATGTAATCCGTCATATTTAATTGGCAGGAAAATTCTTATGTACGTTATGAAAACTATCCCATGAATGCAAAGATTGTATGCTCTTGGTGGCATGTAAAATGAGTATGCAACCCAACCGCCTATTTGAATCAACATCTGAATAAACGTTAATACTGCAACATCACGGACAAGCCTGTTCTTTTGCATGATAGCAAGTATTACAAGAGTTATCAAATTAAAGATAACGCAGGTAACGAAGTAGAAATCATCTGCTGTTATGTACTTCAATGCCTTGTCGGATACAAACTCGACCATTGAAATCAACAACAGAACTTCCCACTTGATATGCCAATCAGAATGAATGCTCATTTTTTCTTCGGTGTTGGCTTAGGTTTTGTCGGACTTTGCTTAACAGGGCCATCACCGCCTACGGTTAATGTTTTCATGATTTTCCTTTCGTTGTTATGATTCATGGGATTGGGCGGTTAGGGATTAAGCTACTTGATATGACCCTGAAACAATCAGGGTTTCTCCGTTTGATCCAGGGTATGATCCATCGGAGTTATAGATTGTGATATTTCCACCAGAAGCGATCTTTGCTTGCAAACCTTTTCCAGATACAGAATCAGCACGACCACAAGCTACGAATGTTTTTGTAGGAGTTATTGGAAGTGTGCAAATAACACCGCCTGCTGCTGTTCCGTTTGTAGTGATCGATACCGTTAAGCTAAATGTACAGTAGCCATTGGTCACGCCATATGTTCCAGACGCAGACGCTGATGTAAAAGTACCTGTTACCGCCGTAACAGTCGGAGTCCAAGTAGAGCCAGCAAAAATATTTCCTGATGAAGTTTCGACATTCCAATAGCCATTTGAATAAACATAACTTGCAGGGCCGTAGCTTGAAGGATTGTTGACGATGTACCTATCACCGGATCTTATACCTGTCCATGTAGGTATCGTTCCGCTGGGGCCATAAACCAAAGACCGCATTGGGTTTTGTACGTCGATCTGTCCGAAGCCGATAGCGCGGATCACATCGTTACCCATACTGATATGGAAGTTATTCGCAGCGGTATCAAAGATCGGCAGGTTATAAACATTTCCGTTAGCCAGGGTGTCCGTCAGCACAATCCATTTCGTATTCGAGGTATAGCTCAACGAGGTAACATTGAACGTATTCTGCATGGTGTGCGCGCCGTTCAACGAGAAACCGACCGAGTTATATAACCGGTGCAATTCCAATGCGGCAAAGTTGAACACATTTTGAATGTTGTGTTCTGTGCCGAGAGAATTCAGGTAGACCGTAGTGTTATTTCCGGTGCCATAAACAATGTTGAAAATGCTGTTCTCAAACTGAAGATTGCCGGAGATAGCATAAATCCCAACGTTATTAAACCAGAGACTTGAGATGTTATACACCATCGTACCGACGTGACCATTGCTGACAGATTGATCTGAGCTAATGCCTTGCAAGAATCCTTGAATGGCTCCTATGTCAACCTGCATCTGCGGTGAGAACAGACCAGCACCAACTATATACTGGATGCCAATACCGTAGCGGTACACGCCAGTCAATGAAATAGGACTTGGAATATTTATTGGGTTAGTCAGTATGACGGTGCCTGATGTTCCGTTGTATGTGCCGATTGATTGGATCGCCACACCCGGCGCAATAATCTGGCCAACTGCTGCCGCTGTCGTGGTAGAAGATATGGTAAGCGTTGTACTTGAGCCAGAAGTCGAACCGACAAACACCCCGGCATTTCCGTCAAATTGAAAGTTGTAACCCTGAAGGCTGAACAATTTAATTCGCTGAAAAGCGTTGAAGTACACGCCCGACGGAACACCGAGCTGAATCATCGCGCCGAGAGCATTACTCGCCGCAACGATAGCCGCCCTTGGCCCCTCGATGTCGCAAAGTACAATCGGCAGACCTCCTGGCGTAATCAAATAAGTTCCTGGTTCAATGTGTAGAACAGCATATTGCGAATTCAAGTTACCAAGTGAGTTCGCATATGTAATGGCAGCAGCCAGCGCGGCGGTATCATTTGTCACGCCATCGCCAACTGTTCCAAAGTCTTTTGAACTGAGATACTGCTGATTCTTAGCCTGCTGCGTGATTGTTACCGCGCCAGAACCACCTTGGTTATATCCAAGCAGACTCGAACCAGAAGCAAGCTGAAAAGCAGCGAAATTCGCATCCAACTGCGCAAGCGGAATGGGTTCGGATTGTGTTTCAAAGAGGTTTGGTACTGGCATAGTCTGATCTCGTTTATCTGTAGCTGACAGTAACGTCAGGGGCAACGGTGCCTGTTGTTACGATGGTAAGCCCGATTGTGAACGCCACATCAAACGTAAAGGTGCCTGACAAGGCCAGCGTGTTGATGATTCCGATAACGGCACCTGAAGATGCTGTGTTGTCGTAGATAGTCAGCGTACTGGCTACCGTACCAAGTGAATTCACAGTCACACTGTGCAAGTTCCCCGCACCCGACTTAACAGTGGTCGTTGCCGCCGTAGCGATGTGGTTGTAAGTATTGTTTGTTTCTACTTTTAACGCATTGTTAGAGGCGACTTGTGCCTTTCTAGAAGGGTACGTACCATCTGATATTTGACCAGCGTTATGCCCTGTATCAGCAACCCACGTTGATGCAACGTTGAGTGTCAGACTGCTTGACGGTGCCGACGTACCAGCAACAGCAAGGATCGTGACAGGCTGCATGTTCACGTTCGGACCGTTCACCCCGTTTAATTGAACCGCAACCACGTTCGACTTATTATCGATGTACCACGACATTTGGTCACCAGCAAAATCCTGAACATACCGGTGGGTTCCGCCGTCAATGGGTTGCTTACCGTTACCCGTTGCAGCGGAGAGGTCTTGAATCACCGTCCGCACTGCACCAGCGTAACAGGCAACGTACATTTTTCCACCAGGTTGCAGCTCAAATCCGCATCCTTCTTGAATAGGTGACGCCGCCGTTGGTGTTGCGGTTGGAGTGAACGATCCCCATGCAGCATACGCATTAGTTGGAAGCGCTGCTGGCACATTTAACGAGATTCCTGTTTCAACAAAACCCGGCTGACTAAGAGGAAAAGAAGTTCGTCCTGTCACGTAGGAGTAGCCGTTAGCTGTCGTGCCTGTACCGAGAGATATGCCGCCCGGAGAGAATGATTCACCTACGCCACCCACGGCTGATACGGCAGGGAGCCAGTTGTTGATCGTGTCAAATGAAACGTCAAACGTATCGTGAAAAAGAACAGAAGGGGTTGTTTGCACCAGCAACTCACCTGACAGATTCGTGGCTGCCAAAGCAAAGATACTGAAAAACAGAAATAACGCGCCGAGAATAAAATTTTTCATGAACATATCCTATGAAAAAACAATAGTTATATCACCAGCTACCCCTGTTCCCATCACAGCAGTCAACCCAAGCAAACAAGAGCACTGAAAATTGATCACGCCAATTGTTGCCGTTGTTCCGATAACCGCAATAATGTTACCTGTTGCAGTACCAGAGGCCGTATCGTACAGGGTGACGGTGTTACCAGTTGTTCCTAAATTATTGATAGTCACATTAATCAGAGTGCATGAGTGATTGCAAATTGGAACCGTTGCATTTGCTGCTATGTGGGCGTAGTTTCCGTTCATTTTTTCGGTCCTTTATCAAAAACTTTGAAGTTATCCGTTACTTCAGCATGTTTAAAAGGATTGGTTTTACCGGCGAAATAAACAGGATTGAAACCACTACCCTTCGGAACTCCGGGAACCTGACCCTGCTTCCAAGGTTCAGGACGAAACCACTCTTCTTTGTTATCGACCTGATTGCCCATTTCAGGCGCAGATTTATGCTGCCCACTGAATATGTCATCTTTAACTTGGTTACTCTTACTCATTTTGAACCTCCTGATTCGGATTGATGATAGCCCGAGAACTTGCTTCTTTCTGATCTACCTTGATCACAGGCAGATAAACCAATAATGCAAACAGTGTGACACAGCCAATTCGGTTGTAGGTCGGATCGTACATGCACCAGCAAAACAACCCAAAAACCATGAACAACGTCAACAACAACACCAACCTTGACGACAAAACTCTTAAACCGGTTTGAATGTACAGCATTAAAACTTGTATTTGTTTGGAATCCATCTTTAAGCCCCTCTTGGTTATTCTTCGGAAAACCCCGATCCATATGAATCTTCGCTCATTTTAGCCTTAATTGCCTCCACTTTGATAACCCTGTCAATGATTTTCATCTTATCTGTCAATGACATGGCCGGTTTTTCGACAGTCCCCTTGCTTTTTGCTTCTTTTAACAGTTCGGCCAGCAGTTTTTCTAACTCTGGATTCACTTTTGATGATGATTTGGTTGCCATTACTTTTTTTCATCCTTCTGTTTTAACTTCTGGCTCAAAAGAGTAACAATTGCTGGATCAAGACCAGGCTGTTTCAATATCTGGTTTAATGCTGCTTGCGTGGCAGGTGGCTTGAAAGCAAGTGGTTGTGGTGCTTTGGTACTTCCAAGATGCATAATCGGCTTGGCGGCAGCTTTGGCAAGCCCTACGGGGCTTAGATAAGCGCCAACCAAATCCTGACCACTGATTGCTGGCATACTTGATATGTCTTTGGGCTTCTGTGCTGATCTTGGAAACATACCGGCGAATTCAGCCGCCTTCCGCATTTCACCGCCAACCATCTTTCCAGAGTTCAGATCATCGAACAAGCCTTTTGCGTTAACGTGGCCGGTTGATGCATCCAGATTGCTTTTTACCGTGAATGCTTGTGCTATTTTTTCTCTTGAATCTTTGTACCGTTGAGCCAAATCAGACGCACCTTTTGCATTCAGATTCTCAGTAACCATTTTTTCCAATTCAACAGCCAATGTTTTCTGTGCTTTGCTGAGTTCAAGATTTGATGATTTATTCTTGGCAGAGTTAGACCGCAATTGCTCAATCAAAAGTGTTGCTTTTTTGGGTGAAAAGTCCAGTTGATCAGCATCTTTAACTGATTTTTGAATTTCTTTGGCAACATCTTTTGTTGTTTCAAGAGATTCAAGCTCGGCAGCGTGTTTTTTAACTGATTCAACTGCTTGACGGTATTCAGGTGTTGCGCCGAATGTACCTTGAAACTGTTCCAATTCGTTATTTATCTTGCCTTTTTCAGTGATAAAAGTCTGTAAATTGGCAGGTGTTAATGGAATATTTTCATCCATTCCTAGAGTTTTACGAACCAAATTATCGGTTACTTCAGCGTTCTTTTCAGACGCTTTTCCTTCTGATTTTTTGGCACCACCAGTTACTATTTCTTTCAGGTGATTAACCAGTGATGCTTTTGCCTGATTCGATGGAACTTGATAACCAACATCAGCAGATTGTTGACGAATACGATTCACATCAGAAACCTGATTATTTTTAACTTTGGCAGCATCGGCAGCAGCTTGAACAGATGCATCAGAAAACTTTGGATTTTCTTTAAGTGATTTACCACCCTTTAATCCAATGAAATTTGCAAGCTGATTCAAAGTCTCTTTTGCGCCGGCCTGAATTGTTGGATGATCTTTTAATCCAGAAGTCAGTTTTCCAGAAGCCCAATCAACTGCTTTACCTGGAAGTCCTGCTACATTAGACGCAACTTCACCTGCTTTTGTTTCTGGTTCATAGGTTAATTTGTTTCTGACATAATCTTGAAATTCTTTTGCTTTGCTGTTTTTTACATCGCCAGATGCAATATCAGTTCCCATAGCAGACAGTCCAGCAATTTCAGAAGCCGGTTTTGCGAAAATACTGCTTCCGATATGCATCAATGCTTGAGAAATAGGGTCTGGCTTTCCAACATTTTTAAACTGCTCTTGCATGTACTTCTTTGCATCGGGCTTTGTTGACACTGGCTGAACAGGTTCATCCCACTTAACTTCAGCAGGATTTATTTTTGTTGTAGGCGCAGTTGGAGTTTCTGCATCCCAAACAACTTCATTAGGATCAATTGGCATACTCGATACTTCCATCAGAATATTGAGTTACTTTTTTACCGTTGTGCGTACCAGTTTTTACCACTGTTCTATTCTTATCTTTAACTTTACCGTCAACATCAGTTATTGATTCTTGCAGAGAATTGATCTGGTTAGTAACAGCATCATGCGTGATCTTTGATTCTTTGTTAATCACTTCTTTGATACCTCGTAACTGTTCCAGATTGTACCCACCAGAAATTAAATCATCAGCCCTGTGTTGGGCTTCAACAGGCAACATGGCATTTGATGTTGGGCCAGACATTAACCGGCTGTATTCTGTTTTAACAGACTGAATTGCAGACGCATATTTTGCAGAAATAGGATCACCGAATTCCTTACCACCGGAAATGATTGCTTCATTAACTCTCTTTATATCAGAAGGAGACATTTGTTCAGCGTATCCAATCGCCATATCCATTGTTTTATCAAGTTGTTCCTGAGCCTTACCAACATACGCACCCCATTGTTCCAATGATCCAATCGCTTTTTGTTTTACTTTGGTATTGGTTGGCAACATTGCAGCTTCTATTGGGGATAAATTCATCTGCTTGATAATATTTGCTTCCAAGTTTCTGACACGCTCTTTTACTTTCAAAGTTTGATTGCCCATTCCGGTAATTTCTTTGCCAAGATAAAGTTTTTCAAAAGCAGCCTGATTCATTGCATCATCAGTCATGATGCTCGCAGATTCGGAATTTTGTTTTTGAATTTCCATTGCTTTATCATGGTGAATTTTCTCGTTTAACTCTCCCCATTGAATCGCTTTTTCATCAGCTTTATCTTGGGCAGTACGTGAAGAATCCAGGGCCTTTAAATATCCTCCGTAATCCTGTCTGCTGGCCACGGCAATATTCGCCTGATTACCATATTTCAAATCAACCAATTTATGTTCAGCCATTTTTTCATCAAGAGACAATTTTTTGTTGTCCATAATTCTCTGATGTTCTTCAAGAGAAGCCTTATTTTTGTCAGCAGCAGTTTTGTAATTTGTCTGCCATTCTTTGAAATTTCTTTCGTACTGATCCATGTCGCCTTTTTGAATTCCTTCAATTGCTCCAGTCATGTTATTCAGTGCGGCAGTCATTGGCTGACGAGTTAGCAGACCGGCCAAGGCGCCCAAAGTCATGAATGCTGTGTACTGGTCTGTTAATTCTTTCGGGTCAAGATGCTTTGCCATGTTTTCAGGCATCGGTGTTTTAACTGGCCCCTTTTCTCCTTCAGCAATCAAGTCTTTACGGGCAGCAGTTTCTTCCGCACCGGCAGTTTCATCGGCAGCAGACTTTTGCTTCAGAATATCAACCTGTTCTTTTCTTACCCTGTCATCTTCCTGTTGCTGTTTCAACGCTACCTGAACAGATGGATCATTGGCATACTTTGCAGGTATGGCCGGCATACCGATAGGCTTTGTATTCTGACCAACTTGAGAAACAGGTGGCGCAGTAACAGGCGCAGCACCACCGGCAATGCTTGGTGGCAAAGAGCCTTGGTTAATCAGATCAAGTGCGCTATCCATTTTAAGTTCCAGTCGGCGTTTGAGAAGCGGCAGGGGCAGTGCTACCTGCATTCATGCGGGCCAGAGCAGACATGAAATTTGCCGTTGCTTGCTGCAATTGAGCATCAGATTGAACACCGGCCTGTATTGCTGCAAGCTGCGGGCCTTGGGCAGTTCCAGCAGCGGATAATCCCTGTGTCAGCATGTTTTGCAGTGCTTGTTGACGTTGGTTTTCAGCGTTATTCTGAATGTTCTGAATCGCTTCATGCTCCATTGAACTATTAGATAGCCCGGCACTCGCATAATACTGCTTGGCTTGAGCGATAGAGTTCTGCATCTGCTGATTAATAGCATAAGAGTCAGCAGCGCTAATTTGCCCTGAGTTGAACTTAGACAGAAGATTATTCGATGTGCTTGAAGCAGGTTGAGCAATCTGTTTCAACTGGTCAGCAGCACTTGTTGCCTTGTGCTGTGCAACCGCGTTCATTCCAAGGCTTGCGGCAGGCAATCCGTATTTGAAGGCATTATCACCAGTAACACCGAGTTGTTTCAGCGCATTTGAAATAGATGAATTTGTCTCAGGTGTCACACCTGTTTGAACGGAAGTTGGGCCACTTCCTTGATCTAAGAATTTATTTGTTTCATTTGCATACGGGTCTGAAGTTGTATCAATCGGCGGCGCATTTGGATCAGGCGCACTCGGATCATAAGGCGAAGATGTTGGCGTAGCGTCCAATGGCGCAGGAGTTCCCCCCATTGATTCAGGCCCACCGGTTATGTAGCTGTTTCCCATGGCATCCATAGAAGACGGAATTGCGCCAGAAGCACCGGCACCTCCAGCAATATCTGAACCTGAAGCCATTGCAGAATTTGCAGCAGCTCCAAGATCAGCAGCACCGGTTGCTCCAGCACCAGCAGTCAAGGCATCAGCCGCGCCAGCACCAGTCGCCATTTCATCGGCAGTTAAGGCGGGAGCTGCCAAATCAACCCCAGCGCCTACAGTTCCAAGTGTTCCAGTACCTAATCCAGCACCAGCACCGATACCAGCATCAACGGCACCAGTCGCGGCGGCATCTGTTCCGGCAGCAACGGCAGCATCAGTTGCCCCTGCTAAGGCAGCGTCAGTACCTGCGGTAACAGCTGCATCACCAGCAGCGGCCCCACCAGCATCTGTAAATAAAGCAGCAAGAGCGTCGAATCCCATATCAATCTCCTAGTATTTTTCCGAACAAAATATCTTCTACGCCATAGCCCATAACCATCAACAATTCACCCAAATAATTACTTTGTTTTGCGTGCCAAACTATCTTTTGAACACCTATTTTATTCAATTCTTGTTCTGATTTTTTGATTAATTTCACACCGGTCATTCCTTTTCTGTGCGCCTTATCCAAAAACAAAACATCATTTGATGCAACCTTTAAATCCTTGTAGTGAATGTGCTGCTTTACAAAAAACAGAGCGTATCCAATCAACTTTCCATCTTCTCTCGCCGTAATACAAAATACTAAACCTGCTTTTTCTAAATTATCGTAAAGTTCCCAATCAACATTCAGTTTTACAACATCTTTGTGCAGCGTCAATTCCTGATAATGCGCGTCCAAGAGTGGCCCTACTTCATCTTTGCAATCCATGCACTTCTCAACCTGCATTTTAATCATTGTGTAATCCTCAAAACTTGATTAATAAAATCATGCACAGAAGCATGGTCTTGCATCCACTGAGAATATTGCTCTTGATTGTTGAAATCCACAACAGATAAATCAGGTAAATTGTCTTGATTCAGCCCTAAAAATTGAAATTCCTGCTGGTGCATGGTGTAGTGATCTTGCAGCCAATTTGAATTATTTTTTGGATTTTCAACCAAAGGAAGATTTTCAACAGAAAACCCCTTGCCAATCAACAAATACGAAATATTGTTATGCGCAAGTTCATTGGTACTCAGGAAATCCTGAAATCCATCTTCATCACCAAAGGTCGTATCAGACGCAATATCAATCAGCATAAATTACCTCTTTATATTGGCATGGTTGTCCAAGAAGCCCGCAATTCATATTGGAGATGCATGGCAATGTATTTTTGCTGTGGCGCATATCCAGTAAGTGAAATTCCTATGTATTTTCCAGTTGTCTGAACATCTGATTTATAGAAATCGTACGCACTTGAGAATGACCATTGAACTATTTGTAATGCGTTATTCTGCCACGCAACAGTATTCCCAAAATTATTCACCCAAACATCAAAAACATTTGGAAGTGGGTAAAAATTCGCATAATTATTTGAGAATTCAGTAATGACTTTTCCAATTACATTATTTGAAAAATTAGGTGTGACAACTTCAATTCCTACTTTTAATACTTGCTTATCTCTTACAGAATCTCCCATATCCCATAATTTTGTATTGACAGTTTGATTTATATTGGACGATGAATTCTGCAATAATTGGTACAAATTTGTTGAATCAGTTGCAAACAATGTTGGCGTACCGGTTGCCAATGAAGTTTGCATCATCACTAATGAATTTCCTTGAGATACAAAAAACCATTTCTTATTAAAAAGAATGGCGATCAATCCCCTGCTACCCAAAATAGGGTCTGTGTAATTAAACATGAACGCTAAACAGATCACGTCATTAATCACCACTTGACCCGCACTTATCGGAAATGAGAAGTTAATCAACGGAAAAATACCGTCAAGGTGATCAGATATTTTCTGAGGCGTTGTACCTGTCAACAAATAAAAACCGTACTGAGTAGAAAATGCAATTGACCTATAAAACGGGACTATTGACATGATTTCAGTGCTTCCAATTGCAGATGAAATATTCACTTCAGAGAATGTAGTAATCCCATTTACAACTTGAACACCGGAAATAATATCAATCGAAGTTATTCCAAAAATATACAGGTATCCATTGGCAGGATTAAGAGATTGAACCGAAGAATACAGAGTTTCATCAGAAAGAACAAATGATCCACCGGCATTTGCACTTGTGAAGTCCGTATTGCTCCCTGGAGCAGAAAATGAAATTGTCCTGTTGCTGGCCACCCAAATTCTTCCGGCATATGACGCAATGGCAGTGCCAGAAGGAGGAGATACAGAAAGATTTGCCAGCAATCCACCCTGATTGTAATTTGTACCGGTTCCTGTGAAAGACAAATTGAAGTGGGCATTCGTGCCTGTTCCACCGGTTACGGCAACAGGATTTGTTGGTAATACAGAGTATGATCCTGCCGTTTGAATACTTATTCCAGTAATAACAGTGAATGGCGTGTTGTGACCATTATTAAGAATGTAGACAGTTCCAACAGAAGTAACTTTCAAAACTGTTGGTGTTGATGATGTTCCACCCACTACGGTAAGAAGATCGTTGACCGTATAAATACCTCCAACATAATTTTGTCCTGTAACTGGATTGGTAATAACAACAGTCGCAGCAGTGCAAGAAGCGCCGGTAACGGCAACACCAATGGTTACTGTTGGTGCCGTTGTATATCCAGAACCAGCATTTGTCAGTGTTGGATTTCCTAACCCCCAATGAGCATTTACAGTAGCACCGGAACCATATCCTCCACTAAGATAAATAGGGTTTGCTGGAATTGTTGTGTAGTCTCCAGAATTGGTTATGTTGAATCCTGTTATCACACCCGAAGATACCGTTGTAACTGTGAATTGCGCCACAGTACCAATATTTCCTGTAACTCCACCGAGTGAACTTAAAATATCCCCAACTTGATATGCCGTTCCTGCCGCAGCAAGAGTTGCCCCAACCATTACAAGATCAACCGTTGCAGTTGCAGTTGTTCCTGATATTGGAGGTGAAATTGTTATTGCGGGAACCAATGTGTACCCGCTGCCTGGATTTGACACAGTGATACTTTGAACCGTATTCAGTAACGAATTTAAAGTCGTACCGTCATAGGTAAAATATCCTTTTGTTGGATCAATAATGCAAACTGTTGAATTCTGCCACTGACAGGCATTCGTACCATATCCACTAAAAGTTCCGGATGCAGCAAATTTTGTCAAAGAATTGGTTGTTAAATTAACGGTATAGGCAGAACCAGAAGCGCAGAATACAAATTCATAATCTGTACCATTCAAATTTATCGTTGTAATTATGAATGCAACGTCAGGTGACCATGTAGCCAAGACACTGCTTGGCCCTGACATGGCAATAAGATTGCCGTGACCAACAGGAGCCACATTTTCCAGCCATGAAAACTCATTGTCACCAATTGATTGTGGTGCAGCCTGAGTATTTACACCTCCGAATTCACTGAAAGAGTGGGTATGTTTTGCACCTTCTTTGGAGCTAGCCATTTAGACCTCTCCTTTAAGGTTGCGAGTACGCTTGTGGGATACGGCGTGTGTATGATTGACGAAGTGAATCCTTCACCCTACTGATGTACGTATCCTTGAATCCAGCCGCCTCTTGAAAACTCTGCTCTTTTAACTTTGCCTTATATGCCGCGTAATAAGAAACAGGGGCAGAATAAGGCTGGCTCAAAACATCGATATCAGTCAAATTAGATAATGCGTTTGGCAAAACAACGGTATCAAGTTCAGCCAAATAATATTGGTCAGGTATTGGCCCTAAAAAGAACGAATTCTGACCGTAAATAGAAAATATACCCGGACGTGAAAGTATCTGGTTCCAGACGCGCATTCTTGAATTGAACGGCGTCCATGGCAAGTAATCCATCGCAATGCGCTGAGTACCCCAGATGATCGACACGTTCAGAATGTCGATCGTGTTGATTGATATTATGCTTGGCGTCGCATTTGCACCAGTTCCTCCACCGGTATCAGAAATTGTCAGCGTTGGAGCGCTTGTATACCCCGTTCCTGCGTTTGTCATGACAATGGCTGATACAGTATTGCCGGACAGAAGAACGTTCGCTGTAGCCCCTGTGCCTCCTCCTCCTGTGAATGTGGCGATGGTGGACTGTGAATAGTTAGCACCGACAGAAGTAACAACAGCGCCAGTTACGCCAGCGCCGTTTGCACTCCATCCATACGATTCAA